GATTGCGCCGAGTTTATGCGTGCAGTTAGCATTCACGCCCCGCCTTCAATTCCTGCGTCAATACCAGTTGCGGGATTCAGCGGGGTCAAAGGATTGGTATTGCGTCGACTACCAAGCACCTGGCGCGCAGTAGCCGGGTCTTGGCGCTGAATAGCGGCAACCTGTGACGGATCAAGATCAACGGGCTGACCTTGTTGGGCCGGCATGGCACCAGCAACCGGGGCCGATGCGCTGGGAATGATCGGGCCAGCATTGGCGTCCTCGAATCCATACGACTGCAACATCACATCAGCCAGCGCTGCGGTCTGTGGAATCGCTGTGATTGTCTGCGCCGTCTGGATAGCGCCGAATCCGGCCTCGACCTTTTTATTGACTGTCTCTGCCTTGGTCTTTTCGGCCTGCGCATCGATCAACCTAGCCTTGGCTTCCAGCAACGGATCGGCCGGCGGGGTATTCGAAGCATCCATTTGCTGAATGATTTCGTGCTTGTCGGACAGATTGGAATGGCGAATCACCACGTTGTCGGGAATCGCCACGCCCGCCGTGCGCAACTCCATCGCCTGCGTGAATTGCGAATTCTCGAACGTAACCTGCATCGGCTGGTCACTGATTACGATGTCGTATTCACCAATGGTCATGTCATTGAAATACATGCCGGTCGCCGGGTCGAACTGGTTAATCGGCATCGGCTCATGTTCCTCAATGCCGGTGCGCGGATCTGTCTTGGTGATCATGAACACGCGCTCGCTGTCGTAATACTTGGTAATGGCGTAATCCATCCAGCGGGCCAGCATGTTTCTGGTGCGCGCCAGGTTATCGAGCGGCACAGCCAACCCTTGCTGCGCCGCATGCTGTTTGCTCTGAATGGCAATACCAGACTGCTCCGGCCCCTGCGTGCCGCGCATCGCATCCGGAACGGTAACGTCCTTGAGCGTGTAGGCCGCCAAGTCAATCAACTTCTCGACGCCAGGCGGCATTGCGTTTGCCTGTATCTTCTGCAATGGTGCCGAACCGGCTTTGCGCTCAATAACCAGCCCGGTCTTTGATCCGAATTCCTCAAGCTGCTCGGCAGTCATGTTGGTTAGCTGGTCTTGCTCAACCTGCCAGCCGCTATTTGCCGTCGTGTTGATGATGTGGATGGCCTGCGAAATTCCCTTGTCGAGCGCCTTCTGCGGGCCAATCGCGTTATCGACCAGTCCGCGCGTCTTGCCGCGGCGGAAGAACGGGAAGAATGGAATGATCGTGAAGCGGTCGTAAGGCGACCAGCCATCATGCAACAGCGTATCGACGGTGCTGACCGTCCAGCGAACGCGCTTGAAGGTCCGCTTCGTGATCAGGATGCCATTGCGCTGCATTTCAGCAATAGCGTCCGGCGTCTCGTCGCCGCCTAGCGGGCGAATATCGCCGCTCGGATGAATAGCCACGTCGCCGCGTTCACGCACCCATTTCTGCCGGTCGATGATGCGGTAGCGAGTCTGCCCGGCTGTTGCGAATTGCGAATCATGGCGACCTGTTTCGCCGCCAAACTTGTTGCGCTCTGTCGTGTCGAGGTCGGCATCGCTAAAATCTGCATTGGCAACGTGATGGCCGCTACCTGTTTCCTCGGCAATCTTGCGCGCCTTAATCCCGTAGAGCCCCTCTATCTCGTCAGCCGTCAGCCAACGGGTAACGATCACGTCGCCCCAGCCGTCAGGATGATATGACTTCGCATCCGGATCTGGAATCACATCAAGCGGATCAGGAACCGACACCCGGAGTTCGCCCAGCAGGTTGTCGTCGAAATCCATGCGGCACTCGAAATAGCCGCGCTGCTGAATCATGCCGTCAGCGAATACCTCGGACTCTCGCCAATGCAGGTCGTTATTTGCCGCGATCTGCATCGCCACCTTCGAGCGAACTTCGGCCAGATCCTTGGTCGCGTCACCCTGGCGCGGCCTGAATGCGATGTCCATCCGGTTGCTGATCTGATAGCCCAGCGCCGCATTGACTGCCGGCATGACCTGATTGAACTCGTAAGCCGGGCGCCCCTGTTCGTCGAGGATGGCCAGATCAGCTTCGTTCCAGTGTCCACCGGGCAGCATCCGGCCGTCCCGATCGTACTGCCCGCCCGTGTAATAGCCCTCAAGGACCGCAGCGGTCGCTGTGTATTCCCGGTGTCCGCGCGCGCAGCCGTACAGATAGCGCTCCCAATTCTCAGCGGCGAGCCTTGATTTATCGGTCGTGGTTGCAGTCTGTTCGTTCATGGGGCATGGCTCGGCGGATGATGCCGCGTTATACCGCGTCAGCTAGTATTCACGCCGCCTGCGATGACGCCCGGTGACGGGCCTGCAGCGCCTTTTTCCAGTCTGGAATCTTCTCGCGCTTCGGGATGGCAAAGCGCAACATCATGTAGGCGTAGCGACTGGCCGAAATCACGTCGTCACGCTCCTTCACTATCTTTCCATTTTTGCGGTGATACAGCCGGCGCTCGGCCAGCCATGATTGGCACGTCGAGAATACCTTCCAGCGCCCGGTCTGCATGCGTTCCAGCATGTCCAGCACGCCAGCTTCGACGCCATTACCGCCCTGCCCCTCTTTTTCACCAGGGCCAGGCGGGTGTGTTGCCTTTTCGGGTAGCATCTTGAGCCCATTGCTGCGGTAGTTCTCGGCAATCTGCTCGCCAGAACCTTTATCGTGCTGCAGTCCGTCATGCGGCCAGGCCCACGGCAGCCAATCGCCCCATGGCTTCAGTGCGGCAGTGTGCAATACCGGCGTCAATTCACTGGCCCTGTAATCGGCGACCACATACACCACGTCATTGTCAGCGTCGTAGGCCAGCTTGACAGCGCCGGTCGGGTGATCCCAGCCAAAGTCTAGGCCGGCGATATGCTTCCAGTAGTCTGGTATCTTGAACGGATCAACGATGATGTCTTCCTCGACAACCGGGAAGATCAAGCCAGATCCGAGCGTCGGAATACCCTTGGCACGCGCCTCGCGCTCATGCGCCGGATACGACGCAATGATCTGAGCCCGTTGAGCGTCGGTGTAGTGATCCACGTCGTAGATCGTCATGGTCGTTACATGGCGCGTCATTTCTGGCTGTCCGGCATCAGGAACAAGCTAACAACATCAGACAATCCAAGCAGCGGCGTAAAGGTCATGATGGCGAACTGTCCGCGCTGCCCATTGTTTGTGCGCGTCAAGCCCTCGGTGTAAATGTCCAAAGGGCATTCCTCATCGAACCAGACGCCATCAAGCGTTGGACCCTGCCACTTCTCGCGGCCCTTTTCGTAGGATTTGAAGCCGAGAATGGATGTCCCGGCCTGAATGTCGCCGCCCCCTCCCCATCGAACGGTCACGCTATCAAGCAGGTTTGCTACGCCCATCGCCCTGCTCCACCCATCAAGCGCGTCCTTTGGGATCATTCCTGTACCCCACGCAGATTCAATAGCCGGCGGACCAACCAGAAGCCGCTGCGGGTTATCTCGCGTACCCTCGCTGGTGACGCCTGACGCCCACATAGTTACCGGGCTTTTGAATTCTGCGCCTTCCCACCAGTCTGGATAGCGTCCAGTCAAATGAATGGCCCATTCGGCAGCGCCGGCAACGCTTTTCCCCAACTGGTTCCCGGCAATCAGCAGCCTTTCGCTATGCTCTGCCCCGGCCGCATGAAATTCTTTCTGCTTGCTGTATGGCTTGTAGCTCTTGAGCCTGTCCTTGGCGATGGCACCTGACAACTCAGTGGCCACAGCATTCAGTTGAGCAACAGAAAGCGCCGACAAGTCCATCAATGAACCTGTTTTCGCCTGGCAATCTCTTGGCGAACAGCCTCAAGCGCAGCCATCTTGTCTTCGTGCGGAATGTCGTCGATAGCTCCGGTACGGATTTCCTTCTTGTCGACGAACATGCCAAGCTCTTTACCGATCAGCTCCAGCGACTTATTGGCAGCAGCAAGGTTCTGCTTGTACTCGCCGGTCGGGTTTCCTTCTCCGTCAAGGACTGGCTCTGCCGCCTTGGCCATCGAGACATTTTCCACAAGCTGCTCAAGCACCCATTTTTTATCGATCGACAGGCTCTTTCTAGCAGGAGCAGTCACCTCTTCCCTAATCTCGGCAACCCTTTGGGCAACCTTTGGGTTTGCCATCAGCTTGCTCGACTCTTCCCAGACCTGTTTATCCGACATCCGTCCGGCAGAGTAAATGAGTCGGTAAGCCTCGCTTGCAACCCCTGTCC